TCAGAACACAAGTATTTGATTTTAATGAGAAAGTTTCTAAACTTTCTTCCGGCAAACCCTTGACAATATACATCGGTTATGATAGTAAAATGAACGACCTAGAAAAGGTATGTGAATTCTCTATAAGAAAAACTATTAAAGATGCACATTCTAGGGGTGATTTTAGGGAATACATGACGTATGAACCAGTAATCAAATACCTTGACATTTCAAAACTTCCCGACTATAATAGAGAGTATGCGAATCAAAGTACTGAATTTACATACAGTAGATTCCTTATTCCTCATTTAGAAAACTATGAAGGATTCAGTTTGTTTGTGGATAATGACTTTATCTTTACTAAAAACATACTACCAATGTTCTATTACTTGAATCCTGAAGATGCAATTGCGTGTATTAAGTATCCACATTATGAACATGATGAGTCTAAATTTGATGGAGAAATCAATATAGACTATCCATGTAAGTTATGGTCTTCAATGATGTTCTTTAACAACAGTCATGAAGATTGTAAAAAACTAACACCTGAAGTTGTAAACACTTGGACTGGTAAACAATTACATCAGTTTGACTGGACGGATGCAATATCCGAAATACCTCAGAAATATATTTTTGTCGAGGGTTATGACAATCCTGAAGAGAAGTGGGATTACACTGGAGTACACTACACTAGGGGTGGGCCATGGATAGATGGGATGGATTCTACCTCTATAAATAACCTTGAGGTATATACCAAATACAAAAACCTCTATGAAAATGAACCAAAATAGGGTATAATAGAAAGATTATAGGAAAATAATTATGAAGAACGCACTGATATTTACAGAAGAGAATAACCTCTTTGTTAGAAAACCAAACGGACTTGAATATGAGTTCAACAATGTAGACTCACCTGAACTGGGTTTTGATTATGATGTTCTAGTATATGATGACATTGAAGTCAAAATTGTGGAATGGAATAGAGAAGTTAACTTTGATGAACAAGACCGAATACCACTCACTGATGCTGAAAAAGAAATGTGTGAACAATACATTGAAAACTCAGAACCACCAATGGGAACTAGTCTAAACAATCAAGTTATGAATAAACTCAATCAAATGGTAGGTAATTACTTATCAGAATGTGTTGATATGCATGGATTCACCGATTTAGGAGAAGTCACTTTTGCAGGTAGAGAGGGGTCTAATCACCCACATAGGTCTAATGCAAGACGTGTAATGGAGTATGGTGATGCAGTATATAACATACTAGACCAAGTTTGTGCTGAAGTTATGGCAACTCGTGAAGATTCTTTAAAAGACCAAGAACAATACGAACAACATATCCCAAGACCAACGAACCTTCCCGACCATAAAGCAAGGTAATTATGGAAATCGTTTATCTAAACGAACCATTTAAGATACAGGAACTACCATTAACAAAAGTTTATGTATTAGATGATTGGTTAGCACAACCCCTTCATCATTTTTATGATGAACAAATCTCTCATAACAATATTTGGAGTAAAACTAATCAAGTCGCTGGTGGTTCATCTACAGGATTACCTCACCATAGTTTTTGGGGAGCAACCTTTTTTAGAAATGACTATAAAATGGATGATGATACTCCACCTGAGATGACATGGTTTACAAGATATCTAGATAGACGACTACAAACTGAATTTGGTTTTAAATGGGTTAGATTCCAATACGCAGGTTTAAATTCTCAAACTCAAGGTTTACAAGGAACTACCCATAAAGATTGTGATTTGGATGACGAATGGAATTTATCTTTCCTGTATTACCCAAATAAGTTTTGGAATGAATCATGGGGTGGAGCCTTGAGATTGTATGACAAAGAACAACAAGGTTTAGACGGAAGAGACGAACATATCAAAAATCACCAAATAGGTGAGATTGAGTTTAAACCAAATAGATTAATTATGTTTGATGGAAGAATACCACACGGTGCAGATGCACCCGAACCATCATCAAGATATATGGATAGAAGGTCTTTAGTGATTCGTGGTGACGAAGTAAGACTTGAGGAAGAGGGAGAAAATTATCATGCCAACGATAGACTTTCATACATACGATAAAGAGACACTAAAGAATTTTAAACCAGTTCTTGCGAAGTCTATTCAACCCGATTGGTGGAAAAAGGCAAAGGTTGCAGAAGTTGTAAACGGAACTATTAATAAGACAATTCGTTCGTGTCCTGCAATGCAAGATTGGTTATCATCGGGATATATTATTCTTGCAAACAGAGATTTATATGTAAGAAATGGTGTTACTATTGAAGATGGTGATTCTAGATATTGGCATACAGAAGATACTCGTATGGGTGAAATGGAAGGATATGCATCTCAAACACATCCAACCGTTCAAACGCATGATGCATTCAGACCTCATGGTGGAATGGATACTCCAATGAAAGATGCATTTAAAATGTCTAATCCTTGGTGCATAACAACCCCTAAAGGATACTCATGTTTCTACTTAGACCCATTTTTGTTTCAGAATGACTTCTTTGCAACATGGCAGGGTATCATCGATACTGATAAATTCTCAGTAAATAAAGATAACTCACAAATAATTTTATATCCAAAAACAGATAAGTCCTTTGTTATAACAGAAGGAACACCTATTTGTCAAATTATACCTTTCCAAAGAGAAGAATGGGTTGCAACTTATTCTGTTAAAGACCATAAGTCTTACATAACTAATCTATCAGAATACAGTACAGAACATCCCGAAGGTTACAAAACAATGACGGAATTATCTCGTGTTGGTTATGCAGATGAACTTAATAAAGCAGGGCCATATAAAAGGGGTAGAGTTTGGACTCCTAAACATAAAGACTTTAAAGAAGACTTAGATGGATGTCCGTTTGACCCTAAGACGGGTAAAATGAAACCTGAATACGAAGAAATGTTCAAGGAGAATGAAGATGGCAGTTAGATTATTATTTCCAACATTTCTATTCCATAGAGATATAACACATGAATCCTTGGATGAGAAACAAGGTGTGACCAAGGAATATATGGGTATGCTGAGGGATGAGATGGACGCTATGAGACGTAGAGACCCAAAGGGTAGACAACTATCCAATCAATACACTGGTTGGCAGTCAAATGATGCAGTAGAGAGCAATCCAATATTTCAGAAGTGTATAAACAGAATTATAACTGCATTTAATGAAGAGGTTCTTCCTTTTCATGGTCTAGACCCATCAGTAGCAAAGTTATCAATATCTAATTCATGGGCAAATATCAATGATAAAGGTGCTTGGAATGCACCACATTTACATAATGGTTGTTGGTATTCGGGAGTATTATACATCAGTGCAGACGGAGATGAAGGACGATTGACGATGATAGACCAACATGAGAAGGTTGTAGCAGACTTTCCACATAGTCAGAGATACAGTACATCATTTCCTTTTGAACCTAGAACAGGAGAACTTATACTTTTTCCAAGTGGTGCAATGCATATGGTAGAACCTAATCCTACCGACAAAGAAAGATACAGTATATCATTCAATACAAATATGGAATACCTAACTAATGAAGCAAGAACTGGAGAAATAGAGAATTACTCTAGAGATGAATTCATGTTTGATTTAGATAATAAGGGTAATCCAATAACTTCTAAGTAACTAGAAATTCTAAATAGTAGTATGGAAATAGTAATCGATGCTCACATAATTTGGAATGTACTTCTAACATTCATCTTAACCCCTTTAGGATTTTTGGTTCGTAATATAATGACCGAACAATCTAGGCTTGCAATTCTAATCAATAGAACAAGAGAAGAGGTGGCAAAGGATTATGTCACAAGAGACCAAATAGAAAAGGACTTCCAACGCATGATTGACACTATTGACAGAATAGACGAAAAAATAGATAGACTCCAATCTAAAACATACTTCCAAGAATAGGTTCCCAAATGGTATAAATAGTAATAGTTAAGATTATTACTATTGGAAAACTATTATGGCAGCACCAAATTCAAAGGCAACATTTAAAGAATACATCAAGAGAGCATTGGGAGCTCCAGTTGTAGAGATTAATATAGATGACGACCAACTAGACGATAGAGTCGATGAAGCACTGCAGTATTTCCGTGAATTCCATTACGATGGAAGTATTAAAACCTATCTAAAACACCAAATTACTCAAACAGAGATTGATTCATTTAAAACAAATGAAACACACGCAGCTGCAGCAACTGGAACACAAGCAATCGCAAACCAAACTTACGGGGAAGGTAAGAATTATTTAACACTACCCGAACACGTTCTTTCAGTTATAAACCTATTCCCGTTTAGTTCGGGAACACAATCTAATATGTTTGATTTACAATATCAACTCAGACTAAATGACTTGTGGGATTTAACATCTACAAGTGTTATGTATTACTCTCAGGTTCAATCACACCTTGCATTACTCAACGATATGTTGGTTGGTCAGATACCTATAAGATTCAATATGCATTCTAATAGATTATACATTGACTACAATGCATCAAAATTGACTGCAAATGAGTGGATTATCATCGAATGTTACAGGAAGATAGACCCTAATGATATGACCGATGTCTATAACGATATGTGGTTAAAGAAATATGCAACTGCAAAAGTTAAATATCAATGGGGACAAAACCTTTCTAAATTCGGTGGAATTGCTTTGCCTGGCGGAGTTACACTCGATGCAGAAAGAATGATGACTGAAGCAAACGAAGAGATATTAAGATTAGAAGAAGAGTCTAGACTGAATTACGAAATGCCAGTCATGGACATGATGGGGTAATAAATGCCAACTAATGTATTTTTTAACCATGCAGTAAACACTGAACAACACCTCTATGAAGATTTAGTTGTTGAGTCGTTAAGAATGTATGGACATGAGTGTTTCTATCTACCTAGAGAAGTAGTAGAAGAAGACACTATACTAAATGAAGACGTTCAGTCTAGATTTGGTGATGCATACTCGGTAGAGATGTATATTGAAGAGGCAGAAGGATTCGAAGGAGAAGGAGACTTAATGTCTAAGTTTGGTGTCTCAGTTCGTGACACTGCAACATTCGTAATCTCACTTAGAAGTTGGGAAAGATTTATATCCTTAGATTCAAACCTTGCAACATCTTTAAGACCTAACGAGGGGGATTTAATACACTTCCCTATGAGTGGTTCAATGTTTGAAATCAAATTCGTAGAACATGAGAACCCATTCTATCAAGTCGGAAAATTATTTGTGTTTAAATTGCAATGTGAATTGTTCGAATACAGTGGAGAAGACTTTGATACTAATGTTACAGACATTGACCTTATCGAAGATGAACAAGCATACTACATCGACCTAACAATGGCGTCAGGTGGTTCAGGAAACTATGTGAACAACGAAAATATTACACTAAGTAGTGTTGTGGTTGGAGAAGTTATTTCTTGGAATCCTGTAACTAAAAACTTAAGAATCAGAGATAATACGAAGACACTACTTGTTGGGGATGTTATCGTTGGTGCATCAGGAAGTGCATCTCATACGATTGGAAGTATCGTAGATGTCATGACTATGGCAAATGATGGAAACGCAGATAACCTAGACTTCGAAACGAAAGCAGACGGGTACTTAGACTTCTCAGAAACAAACCCATTTGGTGAGGTAACATAATGTTAGAAAAAATAATTGCAGAAGTAGTTGGTTGTGACCAAAATTCAGTTAAAGACGATTCAAACTTCGTGGAAGATTTGGGTTATGATTCATTGAATGTTGTTGAGTTAATAATGCAAATAGAAGAAGAATATGAGATAGAAATGCCCGATGAGGACGTAGAGGAACTTCATACAGTTAAAAGTCTGAAAGATTATATAGAGGTAAATGGATAATGTTTGGGACTCATTTTTATCATGAAACTATTAAGAGAAGTGTGTCTATTTTTGGAACACTATTCAATAATGTTACAATCAAAAAAACTAAAGCAGACGGAACAGTTCTTGCACAACAGATAGTTCCAATATCTTATGGCCCAAAACAGAAGTGGTTATCGAGACTTAACGAAGAAGCAAACTTATCTGATAACAACAGAAGTGCAATCAGTTTACCTAGAATGGCATTTGAAATTACTGGATTTGAATACGATGCAGCTCGACAACAAAATAAGTTAATTAGAGCAGAAAAAGGTGGACTAGATGCAAACAAGTCTAATAGAGGATTCCAATATTCACCTGCACCATACACCATAAATTTTACTTTGTCAATACTTGCTAAACAAGCAAATGATGGACTACAAATAGTAGAACAGATACTACCATATTTCCAACCCGAATACACCGTTTCCATGAAAATGATTGATGAGATGAGTGAAGTTCGAGACGTTCCTATTACACTTACTAGTGTATCAATGGAAGACACTTATGAAGGTGAGTTTACAGAAAGAAGAGTAATAGAACATACTCTAGAGTTTTCTATGAAAATATACTTCTTTGGCCCAGTTTACACTGGTAAAATTATTAAGAATGTTATTGAAAGAACATATATCAATCCTAATGTCACTAAAGGGTTCACAACAAACGAAGTATCGACTTCAGGTCTTATTAAAGAGGTCAAACACTATGAACCTGCATTCGGAGAGATTGCAAATGCACAAAGTTCGAGTACAACAGTGAACTTTGCAAGTGCGATAAATAGTTCTATAAGTGTCGGAGATGAAGTTTTCGATACAGGATTGACGACCAATCCAACAATTAGTGCGATTGCAACCGATAAAAAGAGTATTACACTTAGTGCTGCAATTACACTTGCGAATAAAACAACACTTAAGTTTGTGGGTTCGGTAGACCCTGAAGACACTTTCGTAGTTGCAGAAACGGTAAATTTTTATGATGACGGTACTGGTTCAACATTTGCAGACAATCAGACTGAAGATGCGAGTTAATTATGGCAAAAGATATAGATTCTAAATTGGATGATATCCTAGATATTTCTACAGAAATCACAAAAGAAACCAAAGTAGTTAAACTACCTGCACTTCAACGTGCAGAGTCAGTAGACAACGACTACAAGTATGGTCGAGAGACCCTCTACAACCTCGTAGAGAGGGGTCAGGATGCGATTGATGGGATACTTGACCTATGCAAGGAAACCGAACATCCACGTGCTTATGAGGTTGCAGGACAACTTATAAAGACCGTTGGGGACACTGCAGAAAAACTCCTAGACCTACAAAAGAAAGTCAAAGAATTGGAGTCAGAAAATCCAAATCTAAAAACACAACACAATCACTTATATGTGGGTTCCACTTCAGATTTACAGAAATACTTGAAGAAAAATAAAGAATAATGACTGATGCGAAAAACGAAGGATACTTAGGTAATACCCTCATTAAGAAAGCTGGGGTAGAACACCAGTATTCAGAAGAGGAGTTGAATGAATACCTCAAGTGTTCCAAAGACCCAGTACACTTCATTGAAAATTATTGTCAGGTCATCTCACTTGACGAAGGTATGGTTAAGTTTAAACTTCGTGGATATCAAGATGAACTCATAAAACACTATGATTCAAATAGATTCAACGTGGTTCTTGCATCAAGACAATCGGGTAAGTCAATTACGTCTTGTGCATACCTAATATGGTACTTACTATTTCATCCCGAAGTCACTGTAGCAATCCTCGCCAACAAGGGTGCAATCGCACGAGAGATGATTTCTCGTATAGTTACTATGTTAGAGTCAGTTCCCTTCTTCTTACAGCCTGGTGTTAAGATTTTAAACAAAGGGTCGATAGAATTTGCGAATGATAGTAAACTAGTTGCAGCTGCGACATCTTCAAGTTCGATTCGTGGTCTTTCAATTAACTTACTATATCTAGATGAGTTTGCATTCGTAGAGAATGCAGAAGAGTTCTATACTGCAACATATCCCGTGGTAACATCGGGTAAAGATACCAAGGTTATTATTACCTCTACTGCAAACGGTGTTGGTAATATGTTCTATAAACTGTATGAAAGTGCTGTTCAAGGACAATCTGAGTACAAATCATTTACAATTAACTGGCATGATGTGCCAGGCAGAGACGAAGAATGGAAGAGACAAACCATTGCAAACACTTCCGAAACCCAGTTTGAACAGGAGTATGGTAACAGTTTCCTAGGAACAGGTAATACACTTATTAGTTCAAATTGTCTATTGGGTATGAGGTCAGTAGATTCTGAGTGGTGGAAAGAGGACTTTTCCATGTATAAAAGACCCAATCCCGACCATACCTATATAATAACAGTAGATGTTGCAAAGGGTAGAGGAATGGATTACTCGACATTTACAGTCTTTGATATAACCGCTCAACCGTTTGAACAGGTTGCAGTGTATAGAAACAGTATGATATCACCTATGCTGTTTCCTGATATTATAAATAAGTATGCAAGGTCGTATAATGAAGCATTGGTGATAATCGAGAATAATGCAGAGGGTGGAATGGTAGCAACCCAATTGCATTTTGATATAGAATACGGAAATGTGTTCGTCCAAGGTCAAACCAAGGTAGATGATATTGGTGTGACGATGAACAAAAAGATTAAAAGAATCGGATGTTCTACTCTAAAGGAACTGTTAGAAGAAAACAGGTTAACACTAGTAGATAGAAATACGATTACTGAACTTATGACATTCATAAATAAAGGGATGTCGTTCGAAGCTGCAAAAGGTTATCATGATGACTTGGTAATGAATTGTGTATTGTTTAGTTGGTTTGTAACAACTGAATATTTTCACCATCTCACCAATCATCAAATCAAAGACCTTCTGTATTCAGAACAACAAAAGTTAATAGAAAATGACTTATTGCCTGCAGGTATCTTCGGAGACCCAAATGCAACACCTGAAGCAACATCGTTTGTTGATAATGAGGGTGATAGGTGGTATGTCAAAGGAACATAATAGAGATTTAAACAAAGAGAATGTAATATGGTTGGTGAAGTTAGTATTGTTATAAATAAAACAGTAAACAACAACTTTTTACATTAACAGGAGAAAAGTATGGCATTTCAAGTATCACCAGGCGTTCAGGTCAACGAGATTGACTTAACAAATGTTGTACCAGCAGTTTCAACAACAACTGGTGCATTCGCTGGTTCATTTCAATGGGGCCCTGTTGATGAAGTAATAACAGTTTCAGATTCTAAGGGTTTAGTAGACACGTTCGGTTCACCCGTAAACACAGACGCTGGTTCGGAAGACTTCTACACAGCAGAATCATTTTTAAAGTACGGTTCATCATTAAGAGTCGTTAGAGTTAACTCAACAGGTTTAGCAAACGCTAACGCTGGTAGTTCTTCTAACACAACACTACTTAAAGGTGGAGACGATTACACACAAACATTTAAAAGTGGTGGTTCAGCAGGAACAGTCGGTAAATTTATATCTAAATTTGCAGGTGTTAAGGGTAATTCACTAAAAGTATCAACTTGTGCATCTTCAAATGCATATTTCAATGATGCAGTGACTACTACCAATGCAAGTGAAGCACTAGGTCAAACAACAATATCGGTTACTGCAAGTAACGTATTCGTTGTAAGAGACACAATCAGGTTTTCAACTCACTCAACAGACTATAGAGTATTAAGTGCTCCTAGTGCAACAACAATCACTATTGAAGCATTAAGTCAACCTGCAGGAACAGGACTTACTGTTGCTGTTGCAAGTGGTACTTCTATCGATAGATACTGGGAACATCATGGTTTATTCTCAAAAGCGCCAGGAAAATCACATTCTGCAGTTGCAGGTAGTGGTTCAGATGACGAGATTCACGTTGTAGTTGTAGACGAAGACGGAGTATTCAGTGGTAAAACAAACACTGTATTAGAAACACACGGTTTCTTATCATGTGCTTCAGACGGTAAAGATGCACAAGGTGCTTCAAACTACTACAAAGATGTTCTAGAATCACAATCATCATATGTTTACTGGTCAGGACACTCTACAACAACTCACGCATCTGTATCTGAAACAAGAACAGTTGCAGGTTCAGTATCAGTTGCATTCGGAAGACCAACTTCACCTGAAAACTCATCATTACAATATGGTGCTGATGGAAGATTAAGTACTGTAGGTCAAAAACATGGTGCATGGACAACTCATTTTGGTGATGCAAACTCAATAGATTTATCTTTCCTAATCGTTGGTTCTACAAGAGTAGACGATGGTACAGGAACAGAAGTCGATACAGTTGCAAACTGGACTGCACAAGTAAACCAAGGTATTCTACTTGCAGAAGCAAGAAAAGACTGCATGGTTATCGCAAGTCCAAGACGTACTTCAGTAGTTGGAGTATCATCTGAGTCAACACAAACAACAAACGTATTAGCAGACTGTAATACTGCAACTTCTTCAAGTTTCGCAGTATTAGATTCAACATGGATTTATCAGTACGATAGATTCAACGACAAGTATTGTTGGATACCTGCAAACGGACACACTGCTGGAATTATGGCAAGAAGTGACCTTCAAAGAGATGCATGGGTAAGTCCTGCAGGATTCTCAAGAGGTCAATACTTAGGAATAACTAAGATTGCATATAATCCAAGTCAATCATCTAGAGATGACTTGTATCGTGCAAGAGTCAACCCAATTACAACCTTCCCAGGCCAAGGAACAATCTTGTTCGGGGACAAAACAGCATTAACAACACCTTCTGCATTTGATAGAATTAATGTACGAAGATTGTTCATAGTTTTAGAGAAAGCAATTTCAACTGCTGCTCAAGCACAACTCTTTGAATACAACGATTCATTCACACGTGCTCAGTTTAGAGCTGCAATAGAACCTTTCTTGAGAGATGTAAAAAATAGAAGAGGTTTGATTGACTTCTCAGTAGTTTGTGATGAAACAAACAACACGGATTCAGTCATGGATAGAAATGAATTTGTATGTTCTATCTTTGTTAAACCTGCTCGTTCTATTAACTACATAACTTTAAACTTTGTCGCTGCTCGAAGTGGTGTTCAGTTCGAAGAAATTTATTCAGCAGTTTAACAGGAGTATTATAAATGTCAACAATAGACCAATTTAAAGCACAACTAATCGGTGGTGGGCCGAGAGGGAACAGATTTAGAGTCTTTCTACCCCGTGCTGGTAATAAGATTGAATTCTTAGCAAAAGCATCGCAAATTCCTGCTGCTACATTAGGTGAAGTTTTGGTTCCTTTTAAAGGAATGACACTTAAACTTGCAGGAGATAGAGAATATGCAGATTGGACTGTAACCATTATCAATGATAATGAATTTTCAGCGAGAACTGCATTAGAATCGTGGCAAAATGATATACAAGGTCACGGAACTTCTACAGGAATGGCGACAACAGACTACTTATTGAGTAGAGCATTTGTCGAACAGTTAGGTAAAGATGACTCTGTCCTTGCGAGATACGAATTTTTCAACTGCTTCCCTAAAGAAATCGGCTCAATCGAATTGAGTTACGAATCTGAAGGTTTAGAAGAGTTTGAAACAACATTCGCTTATTCTCACTGGGAAAGAGTAATTTAAGTACACATTAGTACGGTGAATATCACTATGATTAGGTGGTATAAATAACATTATGGATATATTTGGATTTGAAATCACTCGTAAAAAAGACGAGTTAAGAGCTGCACAGGTTAAGAACGCTAAATCGTTCGTACCTCAAGTTGATGATGACGGGACTCCCGTTGTATCACAAAACGCAGGTTACATCGCAGGTGGCGCTTATGGTGCCTATGTCGATATGGAAGGTGGTATCAAAAATGAGGTCGAACTCATTAGACGATACCGAGAAACCTCTCTAGTACCTGAATGCGATGCAGCTATTGAAGATATAGTTAATGAGTGTATCACTTCGGATAGTGCCGATAGGATAGTAACACTCGACCTCAGAGATGT